TGGCCATATCAATCCTCCTCTTCTTTTTATGGGTTGAATACTATACCCATTTGTTTTTCGTCGCCCACGGAGAGTGTTGCTTCTGTAATATACTCTCCCCTTTTACCGTCAAAATCGTCATCTGCATATTCTTTAAACCTTGTATCTCTTCCCTTGAGATAGAGATAATCAACCTGCTTCATATCAACGAGAAAACCATATCCTGCAAATCCAGCTTCATCAAGTACAGGGTCATGAACGATGTCAATCTCCTTTCCACCTATAAGCCACTTGGCAACAGTAGCTCCAAACTTTTTGGAGCCGGGCTGGACTCTAAGAACTTGCTGTGCTAGGGATTCTATTGCTGTGAACAGGTCAGAAGATGTGAAAAGCACTTTCTTGCCACTGCCAGTTCTTACTGTGTCAAGCACGAAATCAGCCATCTTTTTTGCAGTAATGGCAGCCCCAAGGTCATAAACGTTTGTCTTAATAAACTTAAATAAGCCCTTTGCCGTCCTTCTTTCTGCCGTAGTGTCATCCTTGAAGTCACCAAACATAAACTGCCTTTCTATTTCCCCAAGATGCATTATGAGTTTTTCCTTCTTTTCAAGAGCCCAGTCTGCATCAGGGGCATCAACGGACATATCAGAACCGGAAAGTTCTACGGGAGTTCTGAAAATTTGTGTGACGTTGACATTTTTATAAGCAATGACATTCCTTGCTGTGCCAACCCTATCACCCTCGGGATAAGCTGTGCCAAGGTAAACAAGCAGAGCATTTGCTGCTATATCTGCAGCTGCAGTTTCACCATACCCCCTAACAACGGTCAGTGTATCTCCAGATACAGCTGTTACCAGAATTTGCTCACCTGTAGATGGAACATAAATAATTGAGTTCGGGACGAACATCTTCCCATCACCAGCGGAAACAATGACAGTAGTAGACGTTGATGGAGTGATGTTATTCGTGGTATCGGTCGGAACAGAAAGAGTTGTAGGACTTCCAAAATCTTTCACAATTCTCTCTGCTGTGGTAGATGTAATGCTTTTCCCGCCTTTCTTTTTCAGGTAACCAACGAATGGTGCTTCCTTGGAATAGGCAAGGATTACCTTAGGGTCAACATAAGACTGCAGACCCGTGCTGTCGTATGTTTTTACAACTCCTTGATTTACATTAAGTGCCATTTCTCATCCTCCTTATCTAAAATTCTTCTTCCGCAAGTCTTAAAAGTTCTTCATTCAAAACATCAGCAGGGCTTGCCTGCTGTGGAACAATATTATTAGCAGTTACTGGTTCTACATTATTAACTGGTGTAGCTTGCTTTATGGGTTGAGAGTTAGCCTGTTTTGCAAGCAGCCTTTCAACAACAGAGATGGCTTTATTTATATCTCCAGTTACAACAGCCTCTGAAAATTCCTTGTCAAATTTTTGATACTCTCCATATGGTATAGAGTCAAGCGCCTCTTTAAATCTTTCCCGAAAATTTTGCCCAAATTTTTGCACAGCGGCAGCATTTACAGCTTGTAGAGACTGTTGAACTATTTGTTGCTGTTGTTGCATTTGCACTTGCTGCTGGTATTCAGAGTAAAGCCTATCCATTGTCTGTTTTTGTAGAAGGTCGTAGTATGCACGCTCTTCCGGTGAAGCTAAAACCGGGTCAAAGTCATTCCCTGTCATTTGTTTGTATAGTTGATTTGCTTGTTGGGCTGCCTGTCTTGCAATATCAAAAAGCGGGTCATCTGGTTGCTGTGCTTGTGCCGGTGGTTCCGGCGGTGTGTTTTGAATTTGAACAGCTTTAAGCTTTTCAGCAAGATTAGGGTTAGACTGGGCAAATGCAACAAAAGACGGATTAGAAAGCAGCCTTTTTGCTACCTCTGCATCCTGAAGGGCAACATCAAGTAGAATTTCAGCATTTACAATATTGTTTGCATCAGTAGTGTCCTGCTGAACATTTGTATTCTGTGCTGCTGCGGCATTATCGGCTTGAGATTGAACATCTGGCTGTACTTGTGGTTCTGTTGCAGATGTTTGAATATCTCCTGCATCACCAGCAATATCAAAATCATCATGTCCGGACATAAGGTCTGAAGTTACATCAGATTGAAAATAGCTCTGAACATCTGTCTGAACATCTGAAGACTGCGCACTTGCATTTGTAGTATTATTCCCGTCAAGCATGCAAAATCCTCCTTGGTTTTACTCAAATGGTAAGACCAGAGAGGATTCATCACAAATCAAAGAAAGGAATTACGGGAATTATGGGAATCAGGAGGATTTTTGACTGAGGTATTCCGGATGAACTTCTCCGGTTCTCATCATATATGCAAGCCTTTCGGCTCTGTCCTTGACCTGTTTTGCCCACTTGCTGTCAAGCATTTCAACGCTCGCCTTTTTAAAGTCTTTTTCTTTTACTGCTTTAATAAACTTTCTGAATGTTAAAAAGCGAGGCTTGCCAAGGTTAAACATCATATTCACAATCACATTCTGACGAACAGCATCAAGCTCATCAAAAGCTGCCCCAAACACTTCCCTTGCCTCTTTAACAGCTCTTTTAATATCATTCCTGAGCATATAGATAGCTTCATCTTCGGATATGCCTACATCTTCAAGATTCTTGCCAATGCCAATTGTTAGAACGCCTTCTGTATCTTTGTAAGGTTTCAGCTTTAACCCTTCATCTATTATCAGCATTCTTTCTATCGTATTCATCTTCTCTTGTCCTCTTTCCCATCAAGCTCTCTTTTTACAAAGTCTTCAAACCTGTCAAATCTTTTATGCAGCCCGGCTATGCTTTCTTTAATACCCTTAAATCCTTCCCTCATGAATTCCTTTAGAGAGTTCAAGTCTTTTTCATGTTCCTCTTTCGTAACATACCTCTCTGCGACATGGAGCTTGTGTCCTTCCAAATCCTTGTCTATTTCCTCAAGCTTTTTGTCTATGTTGTCAAACCGATGCGTAAAAGCTTTAAATCGCCCGTTTAGATAGAAACCAACAATTGTCGCAAGAATAGCTGAAACGACGACAGTAATCGCATGCTCAACCATTTTTCACACTCCTTGCTTTTGTTATGTCAAGATTCAATAAGTTCTCAAGCCTTTTTACAGCTTTATATATAGCCTGTATTTCCCTTAAGGCATTTTCGCCTTCTGCATGAAGTGCCTGTGTTTTCAGTTCTTCTTCAATTTTTTCAAACTTATGTTGCAGATGTTCAAGGCATTCTTTTGAAAGCTTTGCATTTTTTAAAATTTCTTGCAGTTTTCTATCATCCATTTATAGCCCCCTGTTGCATCATAGCTTGCTGCTGCATCATCTCTTTCTGCCTCATCATTTCAGCTATTTGCTGAATTTCTTCAACCGTAGGAAGGTACTCATCAACAGCCTTAATGCCAATAAGTTCAAGCTGTTTTTTATAGTAATTCCTGAATTTCTCATAGAAATCCGGATATTTGATGAATATTTGAAGCATTTGGACAAACTGTGGGTAAAACTGTCCAACAATCTGCATTGCCTGCATCTGCATTTCTTTAGTCCCAAGCCCAACAGCTGTGTCCACTATAAAGTCAAACTCTCCTACAAGGTCGTCCGGTCTGATTGTTAGGTATTCGTTTGTCAGCCTGATAACTGTTTCCTGGTCTATATATTTTTGATTAAGTTCTACAAGATATCTGAAAAGTGGTCTGAGTGCTACCTCGGATATTATTCTTACGATAAGCTCAAGTCTTTGGTTTGCGGCTTGCATTATCATTGAAATTCCAGTCGCCGTTTTATTGAGCGACTTCGCATCAAGTCCTTGGTTGTATCTGGTAATTCCTGTACTGTTTTCTTCTTCTGCTGTAATCATCTCCAGGGCTGGAAGGATATGCGGGCTTAGTGGTGTTGCAGGTTCAAATTGAATTACCTGATTTATATTTTTCCCCTGAAGGTCTGTGGGTATATACTTCAAGCCTTCACTGATTGCATCCGCATCAACGTGTGCCGGGTCGTAGAAGGCTATCGGGTCATTGTTTTTAGCTATATTAATCGCAAGCTGTTTCCAGAATGCGGTTTTAATATCCTGGTATATACCTATCAGGTCGTTCAGGGATGTTCCTTCAATCTTTTCACTCTCCAGAACCGCAGAAGCCCCAAAAAATGGGTGTCTGCCTGTGTAATTCTCTTCAATTCTTAAAATCTCATTTCCGGCTATCCACACAATAACATCTTCAAGTAAGCCATCCCCGTCTATATCTGCCTTCGTATAGCATTCGTAAAGGTCTATATCCCTAAGATTCTCATCGTTAGAATATTTTGAGTATGTATAAGCCTCATCAAATCTCACCTCTTCCTCAAGCCTTGATATTTCCACATCAGCGTTTTCAAGAGCCTTTTTAACATTACTGAAGAACCCCTGTTTTTCTTTTCTGAGCAGGTAGTCTGCTTTTACCCTCTTTTTGTGAGCCACAAACGAAACGTCATTAATTGACCGAGCATCCGGAACGTAAAGAAATTCCCAGGGGAGCAGGTTTTCTATTACAGGCTTATTCGCTTTTAGTCTTGTAAGTTTAATTTTGAGTTTATACAACTGCGTTTTTTCGTCAAAAGAAGACTCAACTATTTCGATATTTCTTAAGTGCCTAAGCAAAATCTGTTTTTGCCTATTTTGTTTGAAAGCCTCTCCAACTGTCTGCATGAGCAGGGATTGCTCCGGGAACATCATAAGTTCGCTATAAACATCAGTAGAGACATAAATTTCTTCTATATTCTCATCAACATCCCTTTCCCATCTAACTTTTAGAACGGCGAATCTGTATTTGAGGACATCTTTTGTAAACCTGTAGAAAATTAAAAACCCTTCATTTTCTCTTTGTATCTGCCAGTTAATCAGCTGCTTGAGCAGTTTCGCAGATTGCTCATCTTCTGCGGTTCTGCCCTGTATCCCCACGATATCTGATTGACCAGCTATAAGCCGCATAATAGAAGGCATAGCCCACTCTATTTTATTCATTATATCACGTATGACTATTTTTGATTTATCAGACAGTTCCCCGAATTTTGTCTGATAATCGTCGTTTGCGTAATACCTGTTATAACTCTCCAGGTAAGACGGCTCTCTTTCCTCTTTGTAGTACTTTTCAGCGGCTTCTATCCCTGCAAGAACATTTGCCTTTATCTCTTCAAGTTTTTCATTGCTTAACTTCAGCATTTTATACTCCTGCTGTGAATTTTTTCTTTACTCTTTTTGTTTTTTGTCTTTTAAGAAGCATTTCATCTACTGGCTGTGCGTAAGTAAGAGCTACCGCATCAGCTCTGTCTGGAGAATATCCGAGTTCTTCTTTGATTTTCTTTTTGTCTATGATTTTGATTTTCCCTTTGTCTGTATATTCGTATTCAGTATTCGTGAGCTCCATCAGAAGCTTGGGATTGTTAGGGAGGTTGCCACCCTTCCCGATATGTTCTTCCTTTAGCCTGAAATACATCTCAGCCCTTTTGTTTAGGAATCTTTCTGATACAGAACTTTCAGCAACATTAACAGGGAACACAGGAAGTCCAAGCTGTTTCAGCCTGTCGTGGACGCCCCAGCCCATGCCGATAATATCAACGTAAATTGTGTCTGGCTTTTTGTCAGATGGGGATGCGCTATATTCATTCGCAACCCATTCAGCCAGCTTCATAGTGTCATTTATTTGAACTTCTTTCAGTTCATAGAAATACTTTCCATGTCTTTTTGCTAATACAGAGTAGTCATCTCCGTGTCTTGCAACATCAAGCCCCCATACCGTAAGCCCAACAGCTGGGGCTATTTGCATTCGCATTGCATGTGCTACTTCGTCATAGCTAAAGAGTTCTTTTCCTATGTCATCAACAAACTCTCCGTATATTTCCTGCCTGATAGCTTTTTCAGACATACCTTTCTTGAGTTCTTCTATATCCTCATCAGTTAGAAGCGGATTGTCATAAGATGAATATTTATAATTTTTCCATCTTGGATATTCATTAGAGGCTCCTCGCTTCCACAACTCATAAAACAGGTTCTTACCCTTCGGAACACCACCGATAACGGCCTTAGAGTTTGGATTGTCCAACATCATCGGTGCAACAGAGTTTTCCCAGAGAGACCTGTTCTTCAGAATTATCCCTGCCTCATTCAGTACAATCAGGTCATATCCAAAACCTTCCCAGTTTTCTGGTCTATCTGCTGACCGGAAATCTACAATAGCTATCTTATCTCCGTTTTCTACAATCAGTGTCTTTTCTTTCTTACTCCAGCGATACAGCTGAAATTTTCCGGTAAACCCTTTCTTTCCTGCCGCTTCTACAATCTTTTTCTGAAGCTGTTGCAGAATCGGTTCAAAGTATCTATTGAAATATTTGATGATGTTATCGTGTGTTGTGTCCCCCCAGAGCACATACAGCTTGTCTTTGTCTTTGGTCCAGATATTCAGGTCATTTGCCCCAAGTAGATGCTCTATTACAACCTGTGCCGTTGAACGGGTAAAGCCAAGCCTTCTGCCTTTTGCTATGACCTTGTATCTATACCTGTCCCAGCCAGAAAAAAAGACATCCTGATGCCATGGGAAATACGTAAGCTCTAAGCCTGTCGCTGTATCACCTATCGCCATCCTTGTCTCCGATAAACTTTCTACTGACAATGACAGCAACCTTGATATTTCCAGATATTTCCACCTTGTCAGTCAGGTCTCCAGTCATTTTCAATACCATCTCAATAGCTTTCACATTTCCTGCTTGTACCTTCTCAAGCAACGCCTTGTATGCCGTATCTTTCACCATTTGAAGGTTCCTTTTTAGCAGCATATTCCTCTCTTCGTGAAACTTATCAGCTCCATACGTTGAAATTCTGTGTTTTACTGTTGAATACTTCCAGCCAAGCAGTTCACACATCTCTTTGAGATTCTTTCCCCAATTCTCCGGCTGAGCCCACAACTCTTTCAAAAGCTCAAGGTCAATTCTCTTTCTCTTTGCCATACTTCAAACCTATCCAATGTGTTTATAAATTTCAAAGCAATCACGGGGATTATGGGAATTACGGTGTTTCGTTTTGGATAATTGCATTCAAAAGTCTATCAAGGTCACTTTTCCGGATTGTCAGATATTTTTTGATACGGAATACTTGTATCTGCTGCTCCTCCGCCACATCCAAAACCGGGTCAGAGCCGGAATATCCGAGCACTTTTGCAACGACTGACAACTTTACAAATGCCGATTCGTGTCCGTTTTTCTTCAGTATCTTTCTTCTCACTTCTGAAATATAGTCCATGCTGCCTACCTCGCTTATATCTTCAAATCAGCCCACACGTCCGGAATGTATATATCCCAGCGCGTGGGTTCTTTCTTTTCTTCAAGCCAAAGAGGAAATTCAAAAGTCTTTGCATAGTTTTTAGATACTCCAAATAGAACCTGGCATGCAGGAAGAGCAGCTCCAAACTGCAGAGAGTATTCATCAGGCCCCCGTGAGTTTTTTTATGTGAGACTGGTTATCTTGCCCTGGAATATTTCTTTAACCTGGTTTGCAGCTGCAAACCCTTCCGCAAGTGCTTGAGATTTTTCTAAAACAATCTTCTGCTGGTCTTTAAAACTCTTGCAGTCTTTTATCCAGTTTCGCAGTTCGTTGATTGTGATAGCTATAAAACCCTCATTCAGAAACCGTTTCTTTCCGTTTTCAGTTAAAACCAGTGCAAATTTACCGAATTCGTTTTCGAAAAACACCGGCTTTTGCTGGTTTTCTATGTGTCTTTTCAGGTTAACAAGGTCCTGTTCGGTTAGTTTATGCGGCATTTACCAGCTCCCCCTTATCCTGTTTTTTGCTATCGTCCAGGAATATCAATCTTTCCTCGTCAAGCATCCTCTCAAACTTTTTACTGTCTATGTACTGAGATTCTATACGGCTCTCATTCACCCTGTATCTCAAACAACCCGTTGCAATGCAGAATTCCCCACGGAAGCGTTTCCCTTTCTTATCTATTGCTAATACCGGCTTGAATAAGAACGGCTCCAACTCAACGTAATCAAGCAATGTATCCAGATTTTTCAGGTACTTCTCGTCAAATTCTTGAGATTTCATTTCCAATACGTAGTTTTCAACTGCTTCTTGGATTTGTTCAAAAAACAGATTGTGTTTAAGGCGTAGGTTCCAGAATCTCTCCCGCAGTTTTCGGAAATTTGCCGTTTTCTTGGGATACATACCGATTAGTTTGTTAAGTTCCCTATCAAGCTCCTGTTCTGTAGGAGCGATATCTTCTTGTGCTAACTCCGTATATAACTGCTGAATTTCGCTCTCTTTCTCCATCTCAAAATCTTCATTAACAGACTCAATTTTTTCTTCATTGTTAGTTTTTATTTCATTGTTAGTTTTTTCATTATTAGTTTTATCATTATTAGTTTGTTGTTCTTTTAGTGGTGTATTTTGCTGGTTCTCAAATTCGCTATCATCGTTGATATTACTTGTTTCTGCTGGTGTATTTTTGTGGTGTATTTTAGTGGTTCCCAAATCTTCAGAAATTTGAGCATCATCTTGTAAGATTTCTTCACTGGTAAAATCAAAATCATATGTTGCTATTCTATATACTGTTTGACTGTGGTGATTTACTCCTTCTTTTTGTTTTTCTATGTACCCCCATTCTTCAAGGTTGTGCAAAATCTCTAATGCTTTTTTAGTAGAGCATTTTAGTAGTTGTGCCAAGCGATTTTTTGAGATATAAAAATACCCATCCCCAGTATGGACAAAGCTAACAAAATAAGCCATTGCCAACAGGTGAAAGTTTCTATCTTTATCAGACTTGAAATTCTCTTGATATAACTTTGTTGGAAAGTTTGCATAAAAGTTTTGCCTTTTCATTTTTCGCTCCTCCTTTAAAAATCTGCTGCCATTTCGGCATCATAAAATCTCAAAATTCCATGGTCTATCCTGTATAGGACTTTATCCTGTTCCAATGGTCCATAGTTTGATTTGGTGTTTACCAGTTTCACTGCTCTTTTGTAGTTCGCTATCCCGAGCGCCCTTGCCTCTTTTTCCTGCATTGCCTCCAGATTTATCTGGTAGCGAACGTTATCGTAAAGAACAGATGAACCTCTTGAATTACTCCCTTGTGCTTTTCCTGTGTGATGGACCAATAAGAACGCCGCCCCTGTCTCTTTTGCAATGACTTCAAACACCTGCAGGAGCGTTGACATCTGCCCCGCCTTGTTCTCATCTGCGGAGTGGACTCTGCGTAATGTATCTACTACAACGAGTTTCTGCCCTTCTGCTATTTTCTTTAGTTCATCCATGTTCCGCTGATTGATTAGCCCCTGTGCATCTACCAATTCAAAAATTTCACGCTGTGTATAGATAGACAGATTCTCAAGCAGTTTATTTCTGTATTCCGGGTGCAGGAAGGCCATGAGATTTATATTCTGTAATGCAGAACATGCTCCGGGTCCTCTAAAGACAGATACGTGCATTTACCTGTTTGCCCTCTTGTGTTTATTGCCCCTTCTGTAATGTCTCTGCCTGTTGCAATCGCTGTTAGTAGTTCCAATACAAACATTGATTTTCCGAGCCCTCCAGGAGATGCGAGGATGCCTATTGATGATGCTGGGAGGGAGTTAAATACAAAGTCCAGCTTGGGCGGTTCAGTCGTCATAAAGGACAGGATATCAATCTTCCGCAGCCCACTTTTCTTTGTTTCTTTTATCTGTGTGATAGTCCTTTCTATTTCAGGTAGAACCTGCTCAATGTCTATTTCTGATGATGCTATTTGTTTTGCAAGTTCTTTCAGTTTTTTTGCTTTTGATTGCTTTTTCAGGGTGTCAACGAGGGCGTTTAAAACCGATGGGGGAGCTGCATTGGCTGCAAGGAGAGGAAGATATATCTGGTACTTTTCAAGCAGCCCCTTACTGGCTAAATAAGAAGAAAAATAGCTAATTCTGTCTACATCAGGCATTTGTTCAAGGGCTTCTTTTTCTTCTGCCCAGAACTGGAATGCAAGTTCATACAGCTGATAGTGAATAGGAGATTCAAAGTCTTCTTGCGATAGTTCATCTCTTGATATCTGTGGACCATATACGACTATTGTTCCTATCACTGCCTGTTCAATCTGCTGCAGCTCTTTCACGTTCATACAACCGCCCTCCTTCTGTAGAACATTGAGATATCCCCTGTCCATGGTTTGATTTGCCAGTCTCCTATTTGTATGAAAAACTCTCTACCAGGAAGCTGTATGTATTCCTCATAGTCGTATCTGGACAGCACTATCAACCATAACTCCCCTGTATACACAAACTCTCCCCTGCGCAGGACCCTATATATGTCTTCGCCGTATTTTTCACGTATGACTTGCAGTATTTTTTCTTCTGTGTTAGAGTTTTGGAGCATGTTTTCAAGTATCTGTAGGGCGTCTTGCCCTTTTCTTTTTTTACTCACCTTACACCTCCTTGATTTCTATGATTGTTAAATGCCCCCTCTTCTTGCTTATGCGCTTTTCAAACCTGCCTTTGATAATTTGGTTGTCATTCTTTATCACTCCTGCCTCTTCAAGGCAGTCGTTTAAGATTTTTAAGCGATTATCTATATCCCTTGACCGTTTATCCGGGAAATAAAACGTGTAATGAACCTCAACTGCCGATGTTAGCCTTGGATATTTCCACTGCTGTTTTATCTGGTTGACAATGTCCTTGATTTCTTTCTGGTTCTGTTTATACAAAAAAGGCTTTCCATTTTTATACCCAATCTGCCGCCTATTACCCGACGGAATGTTCCCCTGAATAGTTATTGTGTACCAACGGTTTGCAGGAAGGTTTTTTTCATCTGAAGGGGTATATACCTGTTTCATCTGAAGTCCCTCCACTCTATGTAGAGCATTGCCAGGACACCCAGGACAAAACCAAAGAGCAAGCCAGAAAGAAATCCTTCAATCACTTCGCTAACCTCCTTGCTGTTTCTATCAGCTCAAGTATTTTTTCTATTGCCTCGTAGCCTTCTTTTTCTATCTTCTGTGCTTCTGACTGAGTGATGCGGTTATCTGCAAGCGAGTTCCCAACAGTGTCCACATACTCGGAAAATTCCTGGAGAGAACTTGCGAGTTTTTTTGACATTATTGCCAGGTGAGATTTTTCATCCACTTGCGGAACCGGAATTACTATGCAGTTTGACCACTTCGCAAGTGTTTTAAGGGTATTGATTGGCTTAATTGCAATCCATCCACCGATGAAAACTGCCAGGCTTGGAGCGCTTCTGCCGTATCTATAGTCCTGTATTGAATACGGAGAGCAGCCTATCTTCTCTGCTAGTATTTCTTCTGTATAGCCCTTTTCTTTTCCTTCCTGGAATAATTCCATAGCCAGGTCTAATGCCGTCTCTTTGTATGCCACTTTACACATTAATCAATTCCTCCCGAACTTTTTAGGGAAAATTTGAAAGAATTTTCCACTTTTAGGGGTAAAAGTTTTCTATGAAATGAAATACCCTTATTACCAAGGAGGGCAGAGGATGAATAAAAAAGGGGGCTACCGCCCCAGTAGGGAGGCAATCCCATGGCAAAGCCAGTGCCAAAGACACCAAATAGGGGCATGGGGGAGGACTGCCCCTGGTAGAAAATGGAGGTCAGGAGGGGTGTGGAGGGGGTCATCTTACTCCCTCAAGCTGTTTGTTTTCCATGTAGGCTTGGATTTCTTCTGTGTACTCATCGGGATACAAGAACCATTCACGGGGAAGTCCAGTAATAGTTTCCAGTATCTTTGCTTCTGTGGGGTCAATACTTATCTGACCACTTTCTTTCCTGCTTACCACATAGTGTCCGCTCCACTTGTCTTTATACCCCAGTTCTTTAGCTTTCTTAGAGAAAAGTTCTGCCACCTTTTCCTGAGAGAGATTATTTTTCTTTCTCCAAATTTTCAGAGCATTCATGATTCGTCCTCCTTGATTATTTATTATTGTGCAAATTATACACGCTGTCAAGAGAGGAGTGTGTAAAAAATGATATTGTTAGATTGTGCAGAAAAAACACATAATAAGAGTATGAATGAATCTATAATTAGACGGCTTGGAGAAAGGGTTAGAGAATTAAGAAGGGCGAAGGGACTATCGTCAGACAAGCTTGCTGAACTAATTGGCAGAGAAGGAAGTTTTATAAGGAGGCTTGAAACTGGAAGAATAAAGAGCATTCCAGAGGATATTGAAAAAATCGCCCAGGCCCTCGGTGTGAGCGTGGCGGAGCTGCTGGAAGAACACGATGAAAGAAAACCACCTGAGCTTGAGAGAATCGCAAGGAGGGTGAAGTTCCTTCCGGTAGTTGCAGCAGTCAGAGCAGGACCACCAGGGGAACCAGTACAGTTTAGATATACCGAAAAAACATATCCATATATTGGTGAACTTCCATGTAAAGAAAATGAATGCTTTGTAATAGAAGTTGATGGGGATAGTATGGAACCAACACTTAAGGAAGGGGACTATGTACTTGTCAAAAGAATAGACGCATACGAAATGAGAATTCCAGAAAACTTTATAAACAAAATAGTTGTAGCAGCTAATGAAGACTGGGAATACACGATAAAGAGACTAAAAAAGATAGATAAGCAATACTTCCTATCTCCGGACAACCCGAAATATGACATTCAAAAGCCAAACGGCTGGCATATAATTGGAGTGGCAATAGAAAGATTGCCAAAGCCGGAGAAGCTTTAAAGGGGACTTTAAACATGGCAAGCAAACAACCTAAAACAAAACTCCAAGACTTTTCAGAGAAATTAAACAAAGCAAAATCAAAAGAAGAAATAGCCAAAATCATAAAGCAGCTGAAAACCTATGTTTCTTTGCATTACTCCGAAGAAGGGGCGATTTTGCTTTCTTATGCGTATTACATGATTGGAGATATGGAAGAAGCTTTAAAATGGGTAGAGCCTGTTAAATCAGTACAAGCAAAGATGTTGGAAATTTCTATTAGAATTAGTGCAGGAGAATTTAAAAGGGTATATAATTTAATTAAACAACTTGAGAGTTTAAAATTGAGTGAAAATATGAAACAGCGATTAATGATGCAAAAGCTTGTTGTATTTTTATCTACTGGACATTATAAAGAAGCGGAAAAGCTGTTTTCAAAGTCTTTAAAGGATGTCTTACTGGAAGGTAACCCAAGTATGTTTTCACATATATTCCGTGAAATGGAGGCTTATAAGAAAGCCAGTGAGTTAATTCAGAAAAACAAGGAACTTAAACAAGCTTATGAAAAACTCAAAGAGATAGTAAAAAATAAAATCAAAGATGCATTTTTTGTGCCTA